ACAGCATGAATATTTGTTTTAACATCAGCATTCATTAATTTTCTCAATGCTTTCCATGTATAATCATGTTCATACATTGATATTGCAACTGCACCAGTATACTTTTTTGATACTTTAATTTGATCATCAGTTAAATTAATTCCACTAGTGGTATAGTTTGGAACTATATTATTATCAACAGCATATTTTAAAATCTCTTCAAAATGTTCATGTTGATTTGGATCACCTCTACCACCAAGAGCAATCTGATTAACAAAGTCTTTAGATTGGTCTACAATTAGTTTAAATCCGTCTAAGGACATGTTCTCTTCCCACTTATCTCCTTGGTAACAGAAAGTACAAGCGTTGTCACAATGACCCATAATACCTATATCAAGCATACTTGGATATTCAAGTGCAAATGGATCTGAATGTCCATTAATGCCAGTTAAAACTTCTTCACCTGTTTTAGGATTAAATACAATAGCATATTCATCTGTTTCAACAAGCTTAACATTTTCAGGTCTATACTTTATGACATTTCCACAACTAGTTTTAATAACTTTCATTGTCAATCCTTTTCCATTTCATTATAATCAAATATTTCAAAATTTGCTTGTTTAGTTTGATATTTAGAAAAAGCAACTTGTTCTTTCCATAGAGTATACCAAACTTCATCTTTATATTTATCTCTTGGTCTAATATCTCTTGATATAACAAAAGGAATATTTTTTCTTCTAAAATCAGATTTCCAACTTTCAAATTCAAATGCTCCACCTGTTCTATGTTCATTAAAAGTTGCAAAATCCATAATGATTTTTCCATCTAATTTCTCAGGTAAATTTTCTTCAGTTATATTATCATAATTCAAAGTTCTTGTAACATTCATTTTTAATTTCCTTTTATTTTTGTAGGTGGTATTCTTTTATTATCAGGACCTCGCCAAATAGAACCTGTTCTTTTATATTTTTCATTAATATGAACTTTAGCTTCTTCATCAGTAATCATATGAATAGTTCCTCCATTTTTTAAAAAGGATTCTACTGTTTCATATTCTTTGTTATGTTTAATCTTTTTACCCTTGTAATATATCATTCTTCTCCTTTTTTCTATTATATATAAATACAAAAACTCCTAAGAAAGCAAACATAATTGTTTTAATAATTATAATTGTTTTAATATCATTTGGATGACTCATAAATAATCCTAATATAGGATTTCCTTCAACTGCACCAAGTTCAAATAATAGATTAGTTTGATATACATCTAATATATTATAAGCTAAAAGTACAATATAAAAACACCACATTATCATAATTTATCCTTTCACATTAATTAATGGTTTAACATAATCAACAACATCAATCACAATTCCTTCTTGAGCTTTAATAACATTCCTTAAGTTTTTATATGCTCCATGAGATTCATCTATTGTTGACTTATCAACTTTAGCTATAATTCCTTCCATCCAATGTTTATGATCGCTTAATTGAATCATTTTCTTTGCTTTTGTTCTACTCATTTTACGACCGGCTCCATGAGAAGCTGAACAAAGATATTCCTCATTACCAAGACCCTCAGTAATATATACTCCTGATTTCATTGTTCCAGGAATTACACCAAGAGTTCCTTTCTCTGCTGGAGTTGCTCCTTTTCTGTGAAGAACTCCATCAATTCTAAAAACAGCATGATTATGATTCTCATTGATTATATTACGAAGAAATGTTTTAATTTCATTACTATTAAATTTTAAAACTTTTAAAACATCTGTCATCATAAACATTCTATTATATAAAGCATAATTCAAAGCAAAGTCTAAATCTTTTTTATATGCTTTACCAAACTCACTATCTAATCTAAAGAAACCATTAGGTAAATCTTTATCTTCTTGTTTTGATAATTTCATATAATAATCAGCAATTGAATGACCTATATTTCTTGATCCAGAGTGAATAGTAGCTACTAACCAACCATCTTCACTTTCACCTAATTCAATAAAATGATTACCACCACCAAGAGTTCCCATTTGAATATATTGTTTAGTATTAACTTTCTTATTCAAATCTTTATTACCAGATGCTGATACAAAATAATCATTTGCTATTCCCATTTCTCTTGGTACTCCTACTCCCACAGGAATAGTCTCATATAATTTCTTAAAGATTTTTTCTTTATCTCTTTGTTTTAAAGATTTTGCTTTCATATCAGTTATAACACAACACATTCCACAACCAATATCATAACCAACATACTCAGGTGAAATAACTCCATCGAGCAATGCAACTCCACCAATTGGTAATGTATATCCCATATGAACATCAGGCATAATAGCTAAAATCTTTAGAAAATCTAATTCTAAGTTAGCATATATCTGCTGTTGTGCTGACTGTTCAATTTCTTCCATTGGTATTAAACTTTTCAACTTTTCTAAGATAGCCATTATGTATTTCTCCCATGCCCTGGCATTATAGATTCAAAATTATATCGTTGTAACTTTTTAATATTTTCATTTTGTTGTTCTATAATTCGATTATTGATGGTAATATTTTTTTCTTTTCTTTCTACTATTTGTATAGCCATATCAACATCAATATTAGAATATCTTTCTGGATATTCTGAAACCGATTTAAAACATTCTTCATGATAGAATACTCTTTTTCCAATATTTCTCTCATAAATACCATATCCATGTACTGATGATAAAACTCCACCTTTATTTTTACAAAAACAACATTTTAATTTTCCAATTATAAAACCCATTTTATACCTCCACTGGTGGTGTTAATACTTCTTTTCTTCTGGTTGATTTATCCATTGCTTGTAATAAGGCATTTTCAAATGTTCTAAATGTTTTTTGATAAAAAGTTTCTTCATTAAATACACACCAACCATTGTCATTTCCAAATTGTTCAACCCATTTTATATGAATAGAATCATCTAATATATAAAGATCATGATTAATTCTTTCTATTGTGTGTTTCATTATTCTCCTTTTTTAGGAATTTCTACTGGGAAATCTCCTACTATTGTTCCACAATTTCTGCAGTAGTCAAAATCTATATAATCATCAGCACCAATATTTATACCTTCTGGTACATATCCTTCATGATCAGTACCATCAGGATACATAATATAACATAAATCGCTACATTTTCCACTTACTCTTATCACTTCTCGTTTTTCACAACAACTCATTTTATTTTCCTCCGTTTCCTGGTAACATTGATTCCATATGTCCTTTCTTTAAAGACATCATTTTTTTATTATAATTATCATTCATTCTTTCATTTGCTTCAATGTTTCTTTCTTTTAATTCCTGTATATGTATTGCTTTATCAGCATCTATATGATTAAAAGTTGTTGGATCTGCTTGAATTCTTAAAAGACATTCTGGATGATAATGATGCCTCCCACCTACTGTACCATATTCACCATATTGATGAACTGAATGGAAAAATCCTGATTTCTTTTCACAGAAATAACATTTTAATTTTCCTATTGTAAACGCCATTATGCATGCTCCAATACAATTGATTGACAAAAGGTTTTTAAATACATATCAAAATAGATTTCTCTATCAACATCTTCTGCATCTAAAACTTTTATCATGTTTTTTGAAATTTGTGTTTCCCCATAACCTTTAAAAAATATGCTAAATTGTTTATCTCCTACTGGAATACAATACAACTTAACATTAGAACTATTCATTATTTCATCTTTAATATCTTGCAACCCTTGAAATATTGAAATTTTATTAGCAAAGTTTAGATTTAAAAGTTTCTTAAACATATTATCCATTTCAGGATATCTATGTGAAACTCCTTTAATTTCTGTTTTATCATAAGTCTTTGCTAAATATTTTTGTCTATCAAATGCAATTAACATATATTCATAATATGCCTGCATATCTATTGGGATATATGCATCTGTTGTTTCAGTTAATCGTCTCGTTGTAATAATACCATCATAAGCATTTAAAATTAATTCCTCTGGTTTAATATTATTAAGTTTGATATATTCATTAATAATTGAAATAGTGCTAGTTCTTAAAACTGTTGTTAGTCTTGGATTTTCTTTCATCAACAAACCTATTTGAGTATTTCTTTTAAGTTTATCTTCCTTGTCAATCAATGACAAATCAAATCCAAGTTGATCTAAGATCGTGTAATGACAAGCTGATATATCATAAAGATATACATCTTTTAAAAATAGTTTACATGTTTTGTTGATATCCATATTGTACCTTTATTTATAAATAGAATCATTATAATTAAATGACATTTTAATACTTCTTATAACTGGAATTAATTTAGTTTTAGTTATTTTTAGTAGTGGCATTGATTTAGCAATATTTGGTAAATTAAATACTTCATGATCTTTTTTAACTCCTATAACTTTTTCAATCCAATCTAATTGTCCTTTACCATCACACTTTGGACATTTATTTGTTATTTTTTCACCCATAAAATACCTCATTGAAAAAACTTTATGAGGTTTAACTTTACCATTACCATGACATTTATTACAATAATGAAATCCTTTTTTTAATAATTTTCTTTTTCTACCTTTCATTATTTTCTCCCTGATACTATTTCTAATTGAGAAGATTTTAATGCTTCTAATAATACTTCTTTTATTTCTTCATTCTCAGACATTTGTTTTCCGACTATATTCTCTATCCAATCAAGATATCCATAACCTTTGCAATTTGGACATTTAATATATTCAGGATATATAAATAATTTTGAGTTATTAGGATTTTTTATTTCTCCTATACCTTTACATACTTTACATTTATATTGTCCTTTTTTCATAAAACTCCTATGATGCACAATTTGAAAGAATCCCTATATTATTTTTATTAATTTTCATTCCATAATTCATCCTGAAGTCAAATTTTATTTTTGGTTTAATACCAACTACATTTTCTATCCAATCAAGTTTTCCTTTTCCATTACATTTATCACATTTAAGATAACATTTATAATCTGGAATTTGATCCCATTTTGCTCGATTACCTGAACCATGACATTCACTACATTGAATTTCACCTTCTTTTAATTCCATAATCACCTTATCCTTGAAAATTCTAATAATTCATCATGATTTAAATCTTCTATTTTTTTACCAACTACTGCTTCTATCCAATCAACTTCTCCTTTACCATGACACTTTAAACAAGTTCTAGAATATCCCATTGTATAATTATCACCAGATGCAGCAGTTATAGTAACTGCATATTCTTTTTCTTGATATCCTGTACCATCACATTTATCACATTTCATTCCCATACACCTTTTAAACTTTTTATTTGAGTGGTTTTATGTCCTAAAATATCATCAAATTTAGATGTAGTTTTACTTCCAGTTATATTTTCAATCCAATCAAGTTTTCCAGTTCCATTACATCTTAAACAAAACTTAGTTCTTATTTTTTCTTCATTATTACGTTTATCAATTAATATTTGAAATTCATTGGTTATTGTTGTTCCATTACATTTATCACATTTCATTATACCTCCAAATGACTACGATAAATTAATACCGTAGCCATTTTAGATTTATTTAATCAACCACATTAAGATATCATCAATTTGAAGTAAATGATTTATATCTCTAATACCTGCTTGTTTACCAAGCAACCATGTTATAGCTGATTGTTTATCAGTAATTTGATCCAATTCTTTTTGGACCTGTTTGTATTGAATTTGCAAACCTTCAAGATCCAATTGGGCAAGAATACTAGAAGTAATATATTCTTTATTTGGATGAGATACGACAATTTTTGCATCTTTCTTTTTAAGTTTTACTCTTTTATATGGAATTAATTGATTATTAATAGGACAACAAAATATAATAATTAAACCCGTTTTAATACCATAACATTTTAAAACTATATTTTCATTAAAAGAATACATTAATTGAAAACCATTTCCATAAATATCCATATCATATCCTGGAATATCTAAAACAGGAAAAGTATTAGCGTTGTTAATTAATGCCATATATCTTACAGGTTGATTATCTTTATTAACTCTACCAGTAGGATCAATAACAGTACAAAACAATTGTTCTGTCATTGAAACTCCTTGTAATTGAGCTTTTGGTTTATTAATCTTTTCAAGATTCTCAACATTTTCATCAATCCATTCAGATAACATTATTACACCAATTTCTGCATTTTCAATATTTTCCATAATAATTGATTGATCTACAGGAGATAAATCTTGAATAGTTTCTTTTTCTTTTTCTTTTTCATGACATTCAAAATCAGTCGCAGGAGTTTGCTCCCCTACTTGCTCATTTTGAATCAATTGAGCTAGATTGTCATTCATAAAAATTATACCTCCTAGTAAACTCCTTTACATGGTTCACATGTAAATCTATGTTGACCAGCATTAATATAAATTACTTTATACTCATGTCCATTAAACATAAATTTTGTACCCATCTCAGGTAAAGGAATATCTTTTTTATTAACTTCTTTAACTGGTTTATCATCAACAATCACCACTTCTTCATTAACAGTTAAATCACCAGTTGCTACTAAATCTGGCATTTTAACTCCAACTTTTTCTACAGAATTTTTAATTACTTCAATAGGGTTACTTGATTTTTCATCTGCAATTACAATTCCTTCATCTTTATTTTCTTCCAATGTTGTTTCCTCCTATATTCCATTTATCTTTAATTCCATCTTCTCTCCAGTGTTTAGGATCAATAATAGTAAATGCCTCTAATGCTGCACCAGCAAGAGCATGTACTTTAATTAATTCCTCATATGCACCAACTGGAACAGTAGATATTTTATGTCCGTAATCATTTTCTTTAGCTGCTATTAACCAATCAGGTAATTCATGACTCCATTTAGAAACATATGCTTTTTTAGCTTTTTCAAGATATGTTTCAATTATGAGTAACAAACTAGCAACATTTAAAGAAGAATCAATTGAATAATCACCAAATATAATTTCTTCATAATTTCTTTCTTTTTTGTAAAGTTCTAAAATTGTTTCTCTATCCATATTCCTCCTCTCTATCAATAATTGCTATTGGAATATCATCAATATTAAGCTCAGAAACATTCTCAACATCTTGAAATTTAAGAAATTCTTCTTGAGCTTCTTCATTTAAATCATAAAACATTACTTCAAAAGATTTCATTATTTTACCTCAAAATCCATAGCCATTATTTCAGCTTTGCTTTTAATTCTTTTTCTGATTGAAACTGAGAATTCTCCAACACCTGGTTGCATTAATTTTAATCTATCCCACAGGATTTGTTTTCTTGGAAGTTTAAAATTTCTTTCCCAAGTTGTACCACCTGATAACCAAGCTGGCATCTTTTCTCCACCTTCTTTTCTTATTCCATTTGTATAAAATACATATTCAGTTAGTCTTGTTGAAAACCTAAGAGTTGGAATTATTGTACTATTCCAAAGTCTTCTTTGTTCTGTTAACATAACAAGATTTTCTTGAGTGCTATCATACTGAATAAATTTAGTTTTATTATCTGGAATATCAATTTCAACTTCTAATGATTCAAATTTAATTGATTTTCCTTTTTCTTTAGATGATTTAGCATATACTTTTGGTGCACCTTTTTTATCTGTAGCTGGGTATTCAATACCTTCAGTTTGCATCTTCTTCATTTGCTTAAAGTTATCAGCAGCTTGTTCAGTCAATCTGTCAATCAAAGCTTTAGTAATAAAATAATGTTGACCATACAAACTAATCCATCTGTTAGGATGTGCAAAATGTTTAAAAATTACATGCTGTCCAGTCCAAATATCATTCTCAGTTAAAAACTCATTCTCTTTAGCAGATGGATCCCATTCAATTCTATCCCAACCATCATACCAGTTTCCATCTGGAGTTGTTAATGAAAATGTTCTTGGTTCACCAACTGTTTCAGAAGTCATCACGTTCATATCCATGATTCTGAGAGAGAAACTGAACACATCCTTGTTTGCAACTAGTCCAAGAATCTTTCCATGACGATTTTCCTTAGATGAGATTCTTTCTCCTTCACGTATTGTTGTCGGTCTCATTGATTTGTATTTTGGCAAGTTTAAAACTGCACCTCTTTCAGCTATTGCTGTAAGGAAACATGCAAGGTCTAAATCAGTACCTTCAAAAACTCCATCAACCAATGCTGGTCCAGGTTTTCGAGTATACATATTCACTGTCCAATACTTCTTTACTACATCAATAACATCATCTAATGGTAATGTTTTGTCCATAATAAATTGCATTGCTGGATTTTCAAGAATGTTTCTCAAAGTTTTTGCTACTTGTTTCTTTTCTTTACCCATCATTTTCTCCTTAAATTTGTTTACTAAGACTGGCTAATTTATGACAACCTACATGTTGTAATTGTCCTTTTAATTTTCCAGATGTTATTAAAACTACTGCATAATAATCTTTAAATGTTCCATTTAATTTTTCTTTTATAATTCTATAACGTTCTAGAATTACTCCATATTTTCCTCTAACTTCCTTTCTAAATGTATAACTATTGAATCTAATAATGTCGCCTCTCCTTAACCCTAATCTATCAGTATCAACTCTTTCATAAGTAGCTGAATATTCATAGTGATTATCCTCTTTACTAATATTTTTTCTATGCGTTCTATGATAGTAATAAGGATATTGAGCAACTTTATCTATAGTTCTACCCAGTGGAAGCCCATAATCCTTCTTCCGTAGAGATAATTTGACATGCTTCAAAATTCATCCTTTTAAAATGTTTTAAATATAATTTTTCAAATTCTTGATAAAATGCTTCATTAAAAAATTCAACTTCTGTATCTTGTTTAAATAAATTATATAACATATCCAGTCCATCATTGACACTTCTAATTTGATTATTAGAAAAACCATTTTTAATTAGTTTCATTTTACCATCACTATTCATCCCAATAACAACATCACACTCTGATAATGTTTGTAATGCATCATTTATATTCATTTATATCCTTTCTATCTAAAGGACTATCCAATTAAGAATAGTCCCCTAAATATATTAATTACTAAGCTTTGCTTTACTCCATTATCCCATGTTTAACTAATACACCATACATAGCTTTTTCTAAATCTTTTTTAATAGGAATATTCATCATTGCTGATGGAGTTAATTCATATGTTAAATCAAGATTTAAATAAGATTGAATTAATAAACCTATAGCGGCTGATAGTGTGCAATTATCTTTAGGGTCTCCAAACCTGTTTTTAACAACCTCAATACCATCATTAGAACAAGATATTATAACATTTGCTATAGATATTTTATCCATAAGAGTTGGTCTTTTAAATCTATCTGGATTTATAGGTGCCATAAATCCCTCCTATAAGAAAAACTTATAATCAAACCCGTTCATACATCCCTTATAATTAATTGCTATTGCTTCTGAAGTATGAATAGATTCTTCATGAGAACATTTAACAATCCAATCATGAGTAGGTAGAACATCAAGTTCAACACTTATTTGTCTAATTGCATCCTCAACAAATATTGGATTTTCCGCCGCAATACGAGCGATCTCTTGTTCATCTACTCGTTTAATAATAGGATAAGGAATTGTTTTTATTGCTCTCTCAACAGACTCTATAATGTCCTCTAACCATATATAAGAGTCGTTCTCACCTTCAATCATTATATTAGCAAATGATCTTTGTGCATGAGGAAATCCTTTAAGTCCATTTTGTGCAAGATGTCCTGATAACTCAGCACTACAAGGACAATAGCTCGCATACTGAACAACAGCTCCTTGAAAAAATCTAAAATGTCCGTTTGTCATTCTTCCTTCAAATCTACATTGATGAAATATTGGAAATTCATTATCAGACAACACTGACTTTCTAACTATTGGGTAAAGAAAATCAAATCTCATAAAACTTTCTGTAGATTCAACATTTTTCATTAAATCCATAAGAATTTCTTTTATAAGCTTTTTCTTTAAAGGAAGATCTAAATATTCTTTCAATGTTCTTATTAATCTTGACATTGATATACCTTTAACATCAGCTTCTAAATTAGTTCTCATAGAAACATTAGCCACCATTGTTCTCATTCCACCATACTTAGATTCTAAGCTAAATGGAACTTGCACATTACCAACTCCAACCTCCCTAATGGGAAGTTGGATTTGAGGCAATGTACCCTGAATATCAGGTAACATATCTACCATTTATTTCTCCTTATCGTTTAAGTCCTAATGCAATTAAATTTGCATTTAATAATTTTACAGACTCTGGAACAATTGAATCATCTTCCTCATCTTCAATTCTACCTAAATCAGAATCTAATTGATCTCTAATATATCTATTTTTAAGATCAATACAATCAGATTTTGTTGTAAGAAATTCAACTAAATTTTCTTTAGCATTATGACCAATCAATGCAGCAGTTTCCATTTCTCCACATCTCTGACCACCTTTATTCTTACGTCCAGCTAATGGTTGTAATGTCTTACGAGCATATGAACCAATACCTCTAGCAGCTAACCTTGTTTCAGATATATGAACCATTTTAAAGAAATATTCATATCCAACAGCTATTTGTTGATTAATCTTTTGATTTGATTGAGGATCAAATACATCATACTTAAATTCAGTTTTAGTATATTTCAACGCTTCTCTAATCTTAGCCATATTAACTGACTCAAAAGGCGGTTGAATAATTGAAAGCTCATCTATCCATTTTTCATCAACTACATCTGGAAGGTCAGCTATAAACTGTTCAAAATACCAACCATCTTTAGTATTATCAACAATTTTAATATAACCAGTAACATATTCTTTAACCAAAGATTGTATTTGTTCATCTTTAAAATCTTTCATTGAAGATATTTCTTTATGAATAATCTTTTCCATTTGTCGTTTAAGATCATATAAAGACATTCCTAAATGTAACTCAAACAACTGACCAATATTCATTCTTGATATAGTTCCTAATGGATTTACTATAATATCTGCATGTCTTCCATCAGGTAACATTGGCATTTTCTTATGTTCAATTATGGTAGAAATAACTCCTTTGTTACCATGTCTATTTCCAACCTTATCCCCAATCTGAATTGGTCTAAAGAAAATTCCATACATCTCAACTCTAATACCTGGTATTTCTTCTCCTTTACTTTTAAATCTTCCAACATTATCAAATAAATCTAAACTATTCTCTTTTATAAAAGGTTTAACTTTATCTTTTTCAAGATTTTCTTCAATTATAATTCTAACTTTCAATTCTTCATCCTGTTGAGATTTAATTATACTTTTAACCCAATCATTATATTGAGGAATATTCACACACCACTGATTAACATAAATATTAACTTCAGTTATAATAACATTTTGTTTACTTATTTTCTCTTGCTCTTCTTTGAAAATATCAAAGAATTCCATTTGTTGATTTGGAAATTCTTTTAAAATTGCATATGGTTGTCCTTTAGCAATTCTATCTCCAATTTTTGGTATTGGTTTATATTCATTATTATCTAATGATAATAATATTTTATTTATTGGAATATCATATGATAAATCCTCAAAATGTACAGAAGTAAAAAGACCTTCTTTTTGTACTCTATCAGATATAATAATTCCATCCTCATAATTATATCCATAATAAACCATTACACAAGTTAAAAGGTTTTTACCAATATTAATACTACCATTCTTACAGAAATTACTTTCAGCTAGAATATCTCCAGCCTTAAACTTATCACCAAGCTTTACATATATATTAAATACATCAAGATTTGATATATAAATTTTTCTATATATGATGTCAAATATTTCAATAGTTTTATCATCATATAAAGCTATTATATAATTGCTATCAAGATGTATAACTTTTCCTGATTTTTTAGCAATTTTTACAAATTGTGTATATTTGGTATATAGATTTTCACAACCAGATTTAATCATTGGTTGATCAAAATTTTGTAACATAATTGCTTGTCTTGTCTGTGAAGACGCCATTTGCAACCTTGTTTGATCATCATGTTCAAGAAATGGAACTAGTGATACTGGTATTGAAATAGGTTGCTTTTTTAAGTAATGTTCATTAAACCTTCCATTAGCATCCAATGGAACATTAGGAATAAGATTCTGGAGAACTCCACAATTATCTCTATCTGGTGTATCGACAGGACATAACCTTCCAAACATAGAAGGCATGATATCCCTTAAATGTTCAGGTACATTTTGTCTGTTAAAACCACCAGGTCCAACTAAACTTGTTCTGCTTAATTTAGTTAATTCATCAATTGGATTGATAGCAAAATCAAATTGAACAATATCTGATACATTACATTCAGATACTATTTGAGTTGAATTAACATTAAACTTTGGTTGTCTTGCTGTTCTATTTGACATACACATATCAAATATTGCTTTAGAAACTTTAGCTAAAACCACATATTCTAAACATCTAATTCTTTTATTCTTTAAATCAGTATCATCAAGATCTCCACCATCTAACACTTTAACAATTTCTTCTAAAATACTATCAGTTTCAAAAAATTCTGCTGAAATAGGATCAACCTTTAATATCAAGTCTAAGGAGTATATAATATCTTCTCCTTTAACTTTAGCATTAAATTTAGAATAATTTCTACCAATTTCTTTTATAATATCATCCTGAGTTAATCCTCTTGATTCATTATGAAATTCTTTTAAATCATATAATAGTTTATCATATAAAGAAGACTCTGTAGTAATAATAGGTGACTCAACCATATCAGATAAACCAAATCTTTCATTCGTTTCTTCAATTCCATAATAACCAAACATAACTAAGAATAATGGAATTTTTCTACCTAGTAAACTAATATAGATATAAGGTGAATCCTTCTGAGGAAATATCATCAATGTAGCTACATTAGTTCTAATTTTAACACTTTTTCCTCTTGTAACAACTGGAATATCAAACAACTGAAATAATGGGATTTTCTTTCTTCCATTTATAACAATGTAATTACCATGAACTATTGTAGGTATTTGCATTGATAAATCAATTTTTGAGGTTCCTTTTCTAAATCTAATAATAAGATTCTTTTTAATAGTTTTGGAAATCTCTCCATTAGAAAATCTAGGTTCCTTTAATCTATATTCTATTAGATCAAATCCTAATTCTTCTGCTGGGATCAGTATTTTCCTTACGTTCTCCAAAAGAGCTGCATACTCTTGCTGTCGAATATTGAAAATATGATTATTCGGGTCGCCAACTTTATATATTGGATTCTCTATAGTCAAAATATTTTCTCCTTAAAATTATATTTTTTCTCCACATAAGATTTTATCCATGACTCCATGATATAAACCAGAATCAAGAAGTCCTCTTATGATGTGTTTCTTTGGATTTGAAAATGCTAAACCCATTAACCAACTTTCAGATGATGGAGCAGTTTGAACACTTAGATATTTTGGGACATTATTTTCCCTATTATCTATTAATCTCCATTTTTTATTATTAAACCACATTAACTGAGATACAACACATTCAAAATGTACATGATGTATTGTTCTACTAATATTATAACAAGTATAAAGTTTTGCAACTAAATTTTCTGGTGTGGTTCCTTTTGGAAATTTATGTAATAATTTAGATACTGTTGATAAATCTGCAACAATATCATGTTGTTTCATGTCTTCATTACTTTCCCCATCACTATCTTTATCAAGAACAGCAACTCCAGACGTATGAAAAGTTCTTAATACCAACTGAGTATTACATTCACCTAAACTTTGCGCTGCTATAACACCAATAAAGTCACTATCCAACATATCATATAATTCACCATAACATTTTGTACATATGTCAGGATTTTTACAATATATCGGACTTCTTACATTAATTGTTTCACCTACATAACCAAGATAATTATACTCAGTCATTTTAATAAGTTTTCTATCTTCTATCATCCACTTACCAATTAACATTTTTGCTTTCTTTTCATTATCAACATAAATTTGAAGATAATCAGTAGTTCCACAATCTTCTAAATTTCTATCAATTTGAAGATTAGCGCAAGTAAATATTAATTTTCTAGATAAATACCCAGATGTTCCAGTATTCAAAGCAACATCAAGTAATCCTTTTCTTGAACCATAGGTTGAATTAAAGAATTCTTTTGGAGATAGACCATTAATAAAACTATGTTTAATAGGTTCTTCAATAATTTGTCCTCTAAAGTTTGAAATAAAACCTCGAGTTAAAACTATTTGTCTTACCTGATCCCAACTACCTCTAGCTCCTGATTCAACCATGTAAGCATATTTAAAATTATCTCTAAGGTATTGAGTTGTTTCTTCCTTAGATACCATATCCAATTGTTCTCTTATATTATCATCAACATATAATGAATCTCTTTTTTCAAGACACCCATCAATAAAACATTCATCTAATGATAATGTAGCACCAAATAATGTTGAGTATTTAAAACCAAGAAATTTAACTTTATCTAATACTTCAGCTGTAATTTCATTTGAATATCTATTGTTAACATCAGTTAAATAATAATTAATTTCTTTACCGCCAACTTCTTCATCAATAACTTGATAATCTTCTGGAAAACAATCATTAAGCAACTTTCTATCTGCTTTAATTGTTTTTCCTTTACATTCAACATCATACTGTAATTCATCAAATATTTTATGAGTAACTGCATATATACCCAATATAACATCTTGACTTGGTGTAGTTGATAATGATCCATTGGATGGATTAGTTAGATTTCTTGTAACCAATAGTCTATCTAATACTTCCTGTTTTGTTTTCTCACTAATTGGAATATATACAGCCATTTGATCTCCATCAAAATCTGCATTAAATGGAGGGCAAGATAATGGATGAATCTTAATAACCTTATCTAAAGAAATTTTAGTTTTATATCCCAATAAACTTAATCTATGCAATGATGGTTGTCTATTCAATAAACAAACTTCATCTTTTGCTATATCTTCACATGTATTGAATAATACAGGGTTATTAGTTTCAATGCATTTATCAATAAAATCAATAGCATTATTAATCTTTTTAAATCTTCTAAGCTCAATAATTTTCTTTGCTATTTTTAATTTAAATAATTCAAGAAACATTAGATATGGTAAAGAACAATATTCCATGCTTAAAGTAGGATCAGGAACAATAACTGCTCGACCTGAAAAATCAATTCGTTTGCCTAAAATATTTCCACGAATTAATCCTTCTTTCTTAGACATTTTCTCAAGGATATAAGCATATAATTCATTAACATCCTTTTGTAATTGTCTATAATAAACATAAAATAAATTTCTATCAACTCTAGCATCAACTATTGTTTCTCTCATTGCTTCTTTTTTAGTTAATATTTGAGTATAATATCTATTAATTTTATCTGATGATACTTGACCTTTTTTACTAATCTTTTTAGAAGCTGGTCTTAAATCAGGAGGTAATACAATAACCTGGTCAATTATTAATTGATCCATATTATCTTGAATAATAGTCCAAGCATCATCTCCTATTTCAACTCTATAATCTGAAATATCTTTAACTAAAACTTCAATAGCAGCAGTGCCAACTAAGTGAGTTCTGTTAACATCTTCAGGATTTTGTTTCTCTACATTCCATGCTTCTTCTTCATCATCATAAACTAATATACTATTTTCATCTTTCATTAATTGATCTAATACTTTTTTAATTGAGCGACCACCAAGGTCACATAATAGATCATAAAATAAAGGATTAACTACTCCAATTGGAAGAATTATTTTAGCAAATCTTTTTCTTCTAACATTACTATTAACAACATCAACTTCACAAGTTGCACAAGTTCCTCCAGATCCTGAAATTCCATAATACGTTCCACATTGGCACGTATAATTTTTAGATGGACCAAATATCTGTTCTGAAAACAACCCTTGAGGGTGTGGTTGTTTTTTATCATAGATTTTTGTAGTTGTGATTTCTTTTAAGTCCTCACAAAAATCTTCAAAATTTAATAATGTAGGCATTATTATTCCTTTTCTTTAAAGTTTTTAATTACAAATTCTGCCATAGTAACCAAATGTTTCTTAATCTCCTTTGCTATTCTTTGATTAAAATCAGGAATCAATTTTAACATTGTCTTTCCAACTAATTGTTCCATATCATCATGTTGAACACATGAATCATTTATAGATTCTATTTGTTCTTCCATGTCACCTATTTTTATCATCAATGTAGATTCATCTAATTTACTGTCCATATCATGTTCTAATTCATTTACAGTATCTTCAACATCAACTAATCTATCATTTACTTCTTTTACTCTTAAATCAATTCCCATGCATGTATCTCTATAATCATTAAGAGCTTCACTAACTTTTAGTTCATGTAATCTTTTATCAAATAATTTGTTAATTTCTTTTTTCATTTCTTCACTAAATATATCACTCATTACGCTCCTCCTGTTTCTGGTAATAATTCAATATAAACTTCATCAATCTCCATTTGATTTAATCTTACAGTATATGATTCATAATTTAAGTTCAAAGTTTGAATCAATTCATTTAATTTTGTTGCAGCATTATTGAATGTTGTTATTTCGTATTTTTTAAATTTTTGAACCACTTCACCTTCTTTGTCTTGACCAACTATAACTGTTAAATCTTTTGTCATATTAGCATTAACAATTGAAGGTAAACATTCATATAAATTTTTAATTTTTTCATCTCCTTTACAATAATCAATCACCATATCAGGTTTATTATTATATTCCTGAATGGATTTTAAAATTTCTTTATTTTGAAAATTGATAGGGGTTTGATGAATTATTTGTTTTTTAATTAATTCTTTTATTGTTCCGCTATAAATCATTTGAGTAGCAATAATAGAAGCAGTTGCTAATTCAAGATTATTTAATTTGTGAACATATCTTCCTGGTAATTGTTTATTAACTTTTAAATTTTTCTTTGAATCGACTACTAACATATTAAATGAAATATATAATCTAATGTCAATACTAGAATCTCTACTACATATAATATCACGACAATCAACAACCAAATCTGCTGTTGGAGTTTGAATTTTATTATCAATATATTCAATTGGATGAGTTTTTATTTGAAGTTCTTCATTGTTATATTTAATAATATTTTTTAATGCTTCAACTTTAAATTTACCAACATCACTCTTTCTATAGATTGACCTACTAATATTTTTGGTTTCTACTATATCAGGATCAATTAGTATTAAAGATTGTAAGCCTGCCATTCTAGATATATTCTCAGCAAAGAACCCTCCAAGAGAACCCAATCCAATTACTACAATACTTTTATACATATTATTTTTTTAAATCCTTTTATATATTAGTTCATTTCTAAAATCAAGAGTTATCGAGAAATTCTTTCATTTTTTCTAAATCTTTATGCAATCTCTCAATATTTTTCATTATTGTTTGAGCTTTTCCATAAATATTTGGATCAGTATCTTTAACTAAATGATGCATTAAATGAGAAAGTTTATGAGGTTTTAAAATATCATAAATTTTATTCATATAACCAACCATTTGTTTAGCAACAGGTTCATACTCATTAACACTTGGAATAAACTTTAATAAACGATCAGTAAAGAATAATATCTCATCTATTAATTTTAAAGGTATATGTCCAGATGCATTGAATAAATCATTTGTATGTTTAAACTCTAATTCTTCTAAATTTATTTTAAATAGCTTAACAGGTTTTCCATCAATTTCAGCTAAATAACTTTTTTCATCTTCTGATATTATTTTAAATTCTTGTTCCATGATTCTATCTCCTTTAAAGTAAGGGGTGAGTTTCCCCACCCCTTATTTAATCAATTAACTACTTGATTATCCTTTACGTCCAGCAGGTTTGATGAACTCAAGAACATCTCCTTCTTTAAGAACATAAGAAGAATCAACTGATCTACCAGCAACCTGACCCTCAGCAAGTCTATCAATGTTAAGAACTTCTTTAAGAAATTCCTGAACTGCTCCAACTGTTTTACCTTCAACAGGAAAATCAGCAGAGTTAGCACCACAAGATACCTGAATAGTAGTTGTAGTTTTATCTCCAACTTTTGCAGTAGGTTTAGTCAAAACACTTGACATTTTAAACTGAGCTGCAGTAACAGGTGCTGGTGGTTTAACAGCCGGTGTTTCAACAAGTTTCTGAGTATGAGTTTTACCAGGTTTAGAAACACATGCAGATGTAGTAGTAGTCTTAGGACCATCAGCGGCAGCAAGAATTGCTTTAATAGTAAGATCTTTAGTCTTTCTGGAAAATCCAACAATTTTACGGGATCTAACAATCTGACGAAGTTCAGCAACAGTTTTATCATTTAAAGTTTCATAAGTTTCGGTCATTTTTTTCTCTCCTAATAATTTAATAATTTAGTTTTTTGAATTTCTAATTTTAGCTAACGTAGCCATTGAAGATATATCGAAATATACTTCACCATGTTTAGTTACATCTTTTTCTTTATGAATCGCATAAAACATCCAACACATTATTGTAGCAACAGTTAAATTTGTGAACAATAGCTGTGGTTCCGAATGAGATAATTCTTCACAACTCATATCTTCTGGAGATTGGTCTTCGGGGTATTCAATCTCAGGGTGATACTCTGTTAATGATGCTGTTACATTCACACCTCCTTTTCTTTGGTAAAGTTGTACATTACCATCAGTGTATTCATTACCTCCACTGATGACAGTTATATTATTAAGTGTTTGACAATGATCAGATATAATTTTTCTTGATATATGATTGTCAACACATATAAAAACAATAGAGTCTTCCAGTATTAATGAACTAACATTATCTTCATTGATAAATTCATTAAAATCTTGAAATGTTACTTTATTAAATTTTAAAGACATTTCAGCGCTTTTGACTGCTGCTTTATCCCCCAATCTAATAAATGTTTGTCTTTCATTATTTTTTGTTTCGTAATAATCTCCATCAATTAAACTAACAGATGCATTAATGTCTGAGTAGTTTAAATATCTAGATAGATTATCACATAAAATAGAACCAACACCACCTAATCCAATAATAACAATTTTCATTTAATCCATTCCTTCTATTTTATTTGGATTATCTTCTACATGAAATGGATCTTTTTTATCATCCACTTCAAATCCCATTTTCTTAGCTGTATCATTATCAAGTTCATCAATCAAATCTTTCATCATTAGATCTGACTTATGATGTCTATATGGACATTGTCCACATGGATTCCAATCATCTTCTCCAACATCATAAACATCAAACATTTTACTCTGACCTGGAGATTTTGCTGAGTTATGTTTATAAAAGTCACTAAGATGAGAACTATACCCACCATATCCAAAATGTTCAAAACTAGATTGAGAATATTTTGGTGTTGTATAAATAGGTCTATCAATTTTATCTAACCATTTCTTTGGAAATTTAAAATCTTTTTCTGGTGCATGAGTTACATACCCAATTTTCTTATCAGGTTCTATCATAACTTGTTTACCAGCTACCCATTTATATCTTTGATACTTAACTTCTTCTTCATACTCAACCAATTCTACACCTTCAATATAATCTTCTGGCTGAACCATGAACCTTTCGCCTCCTGTCATAATAGAACAAGATATATCAAAATAATCTTCATCTATCTTACCAAGAGTAATATGAAGTCCATCCCATCCTTCTTCATCATGCTGATCTGTACCAGAATGAAATGCTGACATGTTAGCATGACTATGAATAGTTCCAATTCTTATATAATCTTTATAAGTTTCTTCACCATTAACATATTCAACACTTGCTCCTGTTACACCTTGTAAAGGTACATCAATTCTATACCTTTTTCTCTTTTTATTATAATGCAAAATTACATTTGCTTCTGAATGAAACTTTTTATACACTTCTCTAAAAAGAGATAGTATTTGAGTAAATTGTCTCATTGTAATTTTAGCTACATCTAATGAAGCATAGCTTGTACAATCGCCTAAAATAGAAATTGCATCTACCTTATTCATTGTATCAAAATCACCCATAGTTTTCTTTAAATATATTCCATCTTTTGCAACTACATAGAATATAGGATCTGTAGGCATTTCAGTTGTTCCATCATTTATCCACACTGGAAACATTTAAAAATCCTCCTTAAATTGTTCACTTCTGAGTACTATTCTTGAATTACTATTAATTATAAAACCACCTAACAAATTGGGGAATCCTCTTTTAGTGCTAGCCGCTCCATAGTTTGTGATAGGAATACGAGGCATTATAATACCATGTCTTATATAATAATTATCAAGACTATTTTTAGTAATATTAGTTCCCCAATCTAAAACACCATGATTCATACTATAATTATATTCAAAAGAATATTTAGTACCTGATCTTTTAGATAAAAAGTTAAGATATGTATTTCTTCTGGTTACACTATTAGTAATAAAATTATCTCCATGTTGCCATTTAATCTTAATAACATCATATGGAGTATGTTCCAATTTTTTCCATTTAATAGAATTACGAGGAAACACATTAAACTTTGATATAGTATCTTCATTCATCCATAATGTACATAAATTAGAACATAATGCTAATGGATATTTCGTAGCACCATCAGCAATAAAAGCGATAATAGTATTAACATCTTTCTTTGGAAAGTTAGTTATACCAGTTGAATTTGCTTTTATTTTATCACCAGAATTCCAATCACCATATTTAGAAACAACTTTTCTTATAACACCAACCCTCACTCTATAATTTTTAAAATCCACATATGGAATTCTAAATTGTTCTTCTTTATTTAATGTATTAGCACATATATAAAGAGTTTCTTCTTCTTTATCATATTCAAATTTTTCAATAGATGAAATTTTCAACATATCATCAGGGTTTGACCAATTAGCATATACAATTGGATCTCCAACTTTAAAATCAATATCAATCATAGATCCAGGTATATGTAGTCTTGTTCCATCTTCTATTAATATTTTCTCAACAATATCTTCAACATTGTTATTTGGACTATAATCTCTCATTCCATAATTACTAGTCATAAGAATACCTTTACCCGGTATAACTCTAAATTTTTGATTTTCACTAACATTTTCATTGGTTAATAATTTATCGAATTGATATATAACATCAAAATCTTTTACTTCATCTTCTTCAACAAAATTATAATTACTTTCTCCTTTCTCATATTCATTAATATTTAAATTAATGAAATTCTCTCTTTCTAAATCTTTAAATTTTATTATAAAACTACCACTAGTATTAATTATCATATCATGAAATTTAACTTTAATTAATCCATAAACAGGACTATAACTTTCATATACTTTAAGCATAAGATAAGTTTTATCTTTGTCTAATGGTTCTCCATTAAGTTTAACATTAGATGTATCAATAATATCAAAATCAATATTTTCAATTAAGTAATGATCAGTACCAACCATAACCTCAATCTTTCCATCTAAAGCTTTTCTAATTGATTTAATCTTTTTATAAACAGTGTAATCTCCAATTTTACAACTGATTATAGAATCTGGTTTAATAATATTTCCATTAACCTCAGCTTCTTCTAAGAAATTTGGTTTATATGATTCATTAAGATCTTGTTCAAACTCAGCAAAAGGAACATTAATTAGAGTTCCATCATGATCTTCTAACTCAACACTATCAAAGGAATGTCCATTATCTTTAGTAACAATTGAATATAAATAATATGATTTATTATCAAATATAATTTCATCACCAACCGATAATTGTTCTTTATTTATAATAGTGCTGAAACAAGCATTTTTAGCATTTGTTTCAGGGTTCAAGGTTTCAGAATTACCATTAAGTGCTGACTTGTGTAATAAATTATATGATACATTTGAATTAGTATAATTATCATAATTCATTTTTAAACTATTAAGAATCTTTCCAATATTAAAATCGTATTTAATCCATTTAACATTATAAATAAACATAGGATTAAATTTTGTAAAGTACATCCAGGATAAATAATCATGTACTTCATATGCTTCAGATTTTTGATAAACTTTAATATTATCAGTATAATCAGCATTATATCTATTCAACCAAAATGTTTCAATGATATTCTCAGTTGTTTCAAAAATAGTACCAAAATTTTCAACTCCACCTAAACAAATATCTTGACTAGTCGGAACATTATATAATGGAGCTATGAATAGATAATCAGCTAAACTTGTAATTGGTTGTAATCTAAAAAATGGTTTAATAGTAACAAGTTCATTACTTCTATTTAACATTATTATAAAAACAACATAAGGAAATGACAACTGAAATGAATATGGATTACCATTATTTTCAGCTAGATAATTCTCATATCCATATTCTTCTAATTTACCAGTTAGTCTTAATTTTTCTATTGTTGCTTCCATACCAATATCAGCTTTAAGAGTTCTAACTCTTGGAGGCTCTTCAATAACTAATATTTTATACCCACCATTAAAAGTTTGGAAATGTTTACATCCTGTTGGTAATATTTCATTTTGGTTTGTAAAACCTTCTTTTAAATTAGCAAAGAAGTCAGAAGTTTTAATGGTTCTATTTCTAACAACTGGTTTATGTTCAACAACATGTTCTTCATTTCTACCAACACGATACATATTTGTATCTGTTTTAAGAATACTGGTGTATTTTTCACCTATAATAATTTCATTATTCACAATTATTCTCCTTTTATGAATTGCATCCTTTCTACAAACTCTTTCAATACTTTCTTTGGGTCATCGTTTTTAATATCCCAAGCTTGAACTCTCTTTGGAGTGGATGTGGTAATATTAGCTAAACAATTCCAATGTGAAACAATATATTTATTCTGAGCTTCTCTTTCTAAACAAATATAATTTTCATGTTTTCTGTCATTAATAACATTAACTGGTAAAGATAAGAAAATATTAGCACCAACAGGACCTTCATATGCATCTTTATCTTTAATTTCTTCTTTTGCTATTTGATCACAAAGAATTCTTAATTGTTCATCATTATCACTTTTTTTCCAAGTTTCCATTAATTCATCTATAATACTCATTTATTATCCTTTCTTAATCTCTATAATTTTTATTAATAAATCTTCTAAAATTATTATGAAGAGCATCCATAAATGCTTCTTTGTCAATAATACAAGGATTCATTTTTAACTCATTTTTAATGTCTTCATTTAAGATTTGTAACTTTCTAATAGTTTGATTTACTTTAGGATCTTCTTCCTTAGCCATTCTATACTCCTTTGCATCATTCTAATTTGCATATTTTTTATAAAACGGTTATCATCTTCTATAGTAATTTCTCTAATAATTTCAGATGATCTTTCAACACATTTGCCATTTACTTTCACCCTTCCTATTCTATAACCCTTTGGAATCTTAAATGGTTCTGTAGGATCTAATTTAACCCACTTTCTCATTTTTTAATTCTAAAGCGAACTCGATTAGGAGTTTCCAACCACTCACTTCTTTCAAATGGAACAGTCCTCCAATCCTTTTTATCCAAATCAAAAACATGAACCATACCATGTTTTTGAACTAAAGAAAAGATTTTAGCCATATTTACATCTTTTGGTTTTTTATTATCTGGTATTTTAGAAAAATCTAAGGTACATCTCATAGTTCTTTCTGCTCCATTAATTTTTCTAAACTTAACAGTTACTTCAACCTCAGCTTTTATTTTTTGATAAAACTCAATTGCATTTTGTAATACATTATCGTTATCAGCCATTTTTTGCCTCCTTTATAAATATCGAAAATCTTGATTTTCTTTAGATTTTAAACTATGTATTGCAATTAAATTATTATTCTTTTTAGGGACATTAAAATGTTTAACTGCTTTTTGTTTTGCATCCCAAAGATCATCTGCTTCAATAACTTTTTTTTCTCTATTATAAAATACCTCAAATTTAGACATAATAAACTCCTTTTAATAAGTACATTCCCAACATGAAAATAATTTCCAATCATCTCTTAACAATTTTTTTCTAAGAATTTTAATACCACAATAACATTTATCTTTCCAAGGATAACAAATATGTTTTTTATTATCCTCCCCTATACAATCTATATAATGTTCATCCTCATCTCTTATTTGCCAAGATTCTTTTTGATTTTCCATTTTATTTCTTTTTAAAATCATTACATACTTTTGCTTTTCTACCAACAAACTTATTATGAATATATATCCACACCCATAATTATTACCTTTACTTGCTTTACCTATTTTTTCTTTTTCTTTTTCACTTTTAACTCTACCTGTAGAAGTTATTCTTAATTTTCTTCTTTTATTATATTCAATTAAAAGTTTTTTAAATCTTAGAAAATTAAGCATCCATAAAGTTATTTTTTCATTTCCTTCTTTACAACAAAACCAACCTTCATGCATAAATCTTTTACCCATTGCAATTCTTTGCATTGATTCTACATTTAAATTAAATTTTTTACAAAACATTTTTAACCTTTTTGTTTTATATCTATTACCTGATGGGTCAATTAATTCCCATGTTAAACTATGTGTTTTTATAGAAGCTTTACTTTTTTGCTTTCTAACATATTTAGTATTCTGTGATTTAATTCTAATATTTCTTTTGATAGGATTTTTCCATTCATCTTTCATTAACTTACTCATTTGATTTCTAAGTTTTTTATTACTGTATGTTTTTTTTAAAGATTTACTTAATTGAATATGATTTTCAATTTTAGACCATCTTTTCTTTTGTCCTTCACGATTTTTCTTTAACCAATTTTCAGTTATAACCCATCCTTTAAATCCTTCACCACCAGGTTGTATATTAGAAAGTGGTCCTGTTGAATTAATTATTCTACCTATATTTTTAATTAATTTTTTTTCTAATTTATATG